GACAGGCTTCTATCATCTTGCGAAACATTGAAAGCCTTGAACCGCCTAGATTAAAACACATATTTACTACGACTCTTTGGATAGTTTCCGGTAAGTTTTGAAACACATGGTCGCCACCAATAACATGAATAGCTTCATGATAATGCTTATCAAAGTCTTCATCAAAGTACATGTCAACAACTTCTTGTTTAACAGGTGTACCAACTTTCCAAGTGTATTCAGGGTCGCTAGGCTGACACAGGTGTCCAACACCAAGAGTTTTATAGCCTAGACTATCTTCATAGATTGCTAAGACTTCACCTTCGTGTCTCTTTATTTCAGCTTTACAAAGTTCTCTGTTCATTTTATTATTTTTTAATGGGTACACTTTCTTCTAACAATATATAAGTATCTTCAAATTTTCTAGCTGAAGAAGGTTGATTTTTTAAAGCGAAATTAGTTGGGTTTGTCCTTAACAATTTAATATTATTTTCCAACAAAAATTCTCTTACAGTTGGACCCACTCGTGTAACATATTTATCTTGTCCTAATTGATTTTTAAAATCTGTAAGTAATTTAGCTTTCAACTTTTCGTTTGCTCCTAATACTGAAGATGAAGAAGGAGCTTTGGATAAGTCGTTTATTCTTTTATCTAAATTAACAAGTAATTTCTCTTTTGGTTTTGCTGTGTTTAAGACTTGATTTTGTCCTATCTTTAATAAGTTTTGCAGTTTAGATACATTTGATGTATCAATTTTAAATAAATTTTTCTCATCATACCCAGCATATTTAAGTGCATCCCGTTTTCCTTTAGAGGTAAAAATGGCACTTTGTAATCTTTCACTAGGATTTGCAAGTTGAAAATTAGCACTCTTTATTTCTGTTAATTGTTTAGAGTGTGGTAAACTTCCATGATAAACTGTTTTAGGTACACTAGCTTTTTCAATGACTTCTTCACCTATTTCTTTAACAGCTTTACCCCCTTTAATTATACCCATCCCTGACAAAAATTCTAATATAGGAGCAACAGGTTTTAAACCTTGCTCTTCTAATGTTGGGACACCTTCTGGTAGATTATCTTGTCCTGCTCCAAGAAAACCGCCTGTATTAAAACCTAACCTACTCATCTGCTCTTGGTAAGGTTCACCAGTAAATGGGTCAACTCTATCGGCAGGGTTTTCTTTTGTGAATGGTACGTCTGGTCCTTCTACTAGACCGCCTGTTGCGTATCCCGTAGTATAAGATCTTTCATATGTTGGAGCATATTTTCTAGGTTTCGGTCTATCTTTAATACCTAATAAATATCCAGCTTCTCTATCTATTTCTCTTGCTGACGTTGTTAAAGGATCGTATATATTTGCACCGAAGTATTTATCCATTAATCCTTTTGTACCAATCAATGGTGCCTTTCGTGCAAGAGTTTCTGTTAATCCATATCTCCCTAAAAATAAATTAGTTAGATCACTCATTACAGGTCCACCTAAACCGGTTATTGAAACATAAGGATTTTTAGTATATTCAATCGAGTCACCATATCTTAAACCATATTCTAATGGTCCGAGCAATCCAACTCTTTGAAAAGCTTTTATAACATCTTCTTGAGCAAATCCCTCTGTTGCAATCCTATCTCTGTTTTCTTCGTTTGATCTCCAGTAGTTAGTTGCTAATGCTAAACTGGTAGCACTTAATGCAAATGCTCCAAGCTTTGCACCGTTTACTTTTGGATTAACGATTGTAGAGTTTATATAGTTTTTTAAAACTGTATTACTAAACACTGTTGGGTATCTCAAAAACTGTGTAAATATATCAAGCTTTGGATTTGTCATAAAAATAGGAAGCCTTGCTCTATCTCTACCAACTGGTAATATAACTTCATTTACAAATCTACCAGCACCCTGTACCACAGACTTATAAAAATCATCAACGTATTCTATTTCACCTGTTAGTACTCCGTCCTTCCTAGCAGGTGCAAATCCTGTTTTAGCACCATCATCTAACCATCTTAAACCATCTTGAATATCAATACCTAATCCAAACAATTCGCTCTTGACTTTCTGAATATTTCTAACTTGCGATCTGTTTAAACCTTGTGGTGCTGTTTCAGCTATAACATCAATACCTTCTTTAGCAAACTTATTTAAAACTTCTAAGTTTTCTTTTATTAAATTCTTACCTATATTAAACGAAGCTAATTGAACAGATTTAGTCCAAGGTATTAACATATTATATCTAAAGAAACCTCTTCCCACTTTCTTTAGAAATTCATTTTGCAATCCTTCTCCAGTTAGCCTATTAGTTGTTTCTGCAAAAGCTTCATCCATTGCTAAAAATACCTGATTCATTTCTTTTTGAATTTGAGAATCTGACATTTTATATTTTTGTTTTAATAAAACAGGTATGTCTTGGACAAATATTTTATGTCCTTCTTTTAATCCTTTTAATGCATCTTTAATAGGTGTAGTCACTGAACCACTTGTTTTAGTTAAAGGTATTATAGCCTCCGTTAATGACGATACCGTTGCCAGTGGTAGATACGCCATAGCATTTGCAAGTTTTGTACCGTCATATATGCCCTGTATTAAACCGCTATCAAAGTAATTTACTTGCCCTGTGACAGACTCATACAGCTTAATAATATCTTTTCTTTCTTTTCTACTAAGACCCCTACCACCTCTAGACTGCCTTAATTCTTTATCCATTGGAGTTATCCAACGTTCAATAAATTGATTTCTATTAGACTGTTTAGACATGCCCGGAAGTAAAAAACTTCTTTTGTGTTGAATAGTATTAGCAGCATTCATATAATAATTAATAGCTGCGTTTAAATCATTGGTTAGAAATTGTTCAAAGTTATTATCTTTTAAATTTCTAAATGCTCTAGCCTGTGTTAAGAGAATAGAGTGCGAAGAAAATAACTCATTGTTTTTATTTAACATTTCAGCAACTACTTCGTTAGCTTCATCTAGATTTTTTACAATCTTTTCATCAACTAATAACTTTTCAAAAACATCTCTGTTTTCTTGTATTGCTTTTCTATCCCAGCTTCTAGGAAAATAGTTTTCTAATTTTCTGTCAGGGTTAATAAGACCAGAATCTATAGCATCATCAAAAACTCTATTAAATAATGCTCTCAAATCGTTGGTAACTTGCTGAAGACTTTCATCGTATTTATTAGGATCATCTCCACGTAACATTCTAATAATAGCCAATTCATCGCTTTCTTTTATTGTACCAGTTTTTCTAATTGGTGCAGTTGCTTCATCAAACAGTGCATGATATTCACCACGCAAGTTATCTAATTTTTCAGCGTGACTAAGCTCAACCTTTTGTCTTGTGACGGTACCTAAACGTTTGCTAAAATCTTCTCTAAAAGTATTACCAAGTTCTCTTGCAACAGGTGAAAATTTTGCTTTGGTATCTAATATAGATGTTGCTGCTCCAATCGGAAATATAGTTGTTTTAAGTTTGTCACCTATTTCTAAAGTTTTATAAACTTTATCAGCAAAACTACCTTCAGCTACTTTAATATAATCATCATCGGAATAAAGTCTATTCATTTTACTATAAAATAAATTAGCCTTTTGTATTCCACCGCCAAGCAAACCACCTGTTAAAACACCCAATCCAACCGAACCAGCAAGTTCTGGCGTAGAATAAAGTTTTCTTAATCCTGTATTTATCTCTGTGCTTTGACGAAAATGATTATCAAGACCTGTCCAAGCTCCCACTTCTGCACCTGCAATCGTTGCTGCTTTTTTTACAGATTGGATACCTGTATCTTTTAGACTTCCAGTAGCAACAGCTTTAGCACCTTGTAACGCTGCTTGTGAGACACCCTGTCTCGCAGCTAATGATGTACCTCCAGTAAATGGAATGGTTAATGCAGCAACTAACATAGAAGGATCAGTAGCTATATCAATACCGGCATCACCTACAAGACCTACAAATTGTTTTAAACTTCCCAAGTCTGCATTATCAAACTCTCGTCTCAGATAAGCATAATCGTTTTTCTGTTGCTCAGTAAATTTGCCACTTTGCATGGCTCGTTGCATTCCCGAATATAAGTTAAAATCAGAATCTCTTAAATATTCAAAAATATCATCTGACTTTTCTCCGACAGAAGCTAAAAATCTTTCAGAGACTTCTAAAAACTTTTCATCTTTTTCTAAGTCGTCTAAAGTTTTTTTACGTCTTGAATAAACACCGCCCAACGAACTTGGTTGTTGATTAAAAAATTTATAAGACATTATTATCCTTGTGGATTATATTTTGTTCCTCGTCCAGCAGCTCCTCTAGGAGGCGATATACCTATTGGATTAGATATAACATATTGATTCCACCAATCTTCAGGAATATCCTCAAAGTCTTTTCGCTTTGCCATCATCATTACTGTGGCTGGATTACTTGAACTCCTATCTCTACCAAATACTTTACCTTTGCTCATACGTATTTGCATTTCGTCTTCTATACGTTGACGAAGTTGTTCACGAACTTTAGGTGCTCTAAATATATCGCCTATATCTAAACCGGGAATCATTCCACTTGTTTTACTTTCATCTAGACTAATGTCTTTAGGTAATCCTAATTTTTGAGGTAAAGTTCCTTCATCACCCGGACCACTTGGTAACGTTGTTGCTCTTAAGGTTAGCAATTGCCCATTTGACAATCTTTCTAAATCCATAGAATCTATTAACATACTAGCATTTTTTAAATAATAACCACCTATACCGGGAGTTGCATTAAAATCTACCTCACTAAGACTAGGAATTTTTTCTACAACTGAAGACCTAGAAAAAACGTTACCGTTTAAATCAGATACATCATCTAATACCACATCTTCATTTTTAAAAGCTTCATTAATATCTTTTATTGCTTGGATAACCTCATCTTCATCTAATTCTAATAAAGGATTTTGAATACCTTCTACAAATTGATCTTTTAATGTTTGTAAATCACGAGACCTACCAGCTTTATTTAATTGTTTTATATGTTTAGGTAGATTTTGTATCTCTGAAATATCAACCTGTCTTAATAAATCAGCAGATGTCATTTTAACTTGCGTTCCTTCAGATTCCATTTTATTTAAAACAAAATTTAAAGCAGCTTCTTCAATTTGCTGTGGATCATATCCCATTTTTTCCCAATCAGGATTAGTGCGTTTGAAATATTTTTCAGCGTGTGCAGCATTTTTTGCAATATGACCTAACGCAGCAGTATCGTTTAATAACGCTTTATCTTTTTTCTTATCTAATCTAATTACTAAATCTTCAACATAATTTTGTTTTTCCTGCTGTGTAACTTCATAATCTTTATTATCAGTATATACATCTTTATATAATTCACTTAAACCAATTGCGTCTGTTTCTCTATTATCAGCCTTATAAGCACCCATAACTTGAAAAAGGAACATTGGGTCTTTTTCAAATTTTTCACGCTTTTCTACCTCAGTCATGTCCTCAAAATTATCAATCATTGCTCGACCATTAGCAATTTTAAGACCTTCTCTTGTTAAATAATTTTCAGTGCTAATATTACCCCTTACAATTTCAGTAAATGCTTTTGATCCAAGTTCTTCCACAGTTAAAGATGGATAGTCTTTTCTAATTTGATCAATAACTTCAATATAAAAATCACCAGTAATATTGCCATATTTGTCCCGATCAATTTCAACAGCATTTTTTCTCAACGTAGGTATCAGTGTCGCATATAATTCATCAGGACTTTTGCTTTTATCTTTAAATACTAAAGGAGTATATAAATGTTTTACCGCAACTTGATTTTCTATTTGATCTCTAAAAGTACTTCGTGCTGCTTTAGCATCTTCTAAATCTTTTTGAAGTTTTAAAAGTGTTTCATTGGTACTGACAAGTTCTCCAGTTTCTTCGTCTACTTTAGTTTTAAAAATTCTATTCCATGCAGCTCTCATTAAACCCTTTTTAGTTGGATCATCTTCTACAAGTTTTAAGGCTGCCATATATTCGTCTTTAGCACGTCTATTAAACTCTGCAAAAGTTCTAGTAGTAGCTCTTGGATCAACTTTTAAAGCTTCCATTTTTTCTATAAGTTTTTTACGTTCTTCATTATAAGCTTCATACATACTATCACGGAGTTCCTTTGGTTGACTATCAACATCATCCCATTTAACTCTTGCAGCAATTGCTGCATCTGTGCTATCAATAATCTTAGCAACTTCTTCATTTAGAAAACTTTGTTTATTATCATTATATCTTTTTACTAAATTTCTTTCATCACTATAAGAGTCAAACTCAGCTTGATTCAAAGTAAAAATATCATTGTACTTTTCTTTAACATCTTGTACGTTATCCATGATAGTTTGTTTTTGTTGCTTTTGTAAAGCTCCAAAACTTTCAAACAATGCAGTAGCTAATAAAGCCTTTTGAAAACTTTTCTTATCACTCTTACGCTTACTAGCTAACAACGAACCAGCAACTTGTCCAAACTGTGAACCTGATAAATAATCTTCTTGTGCCATTACTGTTCTCCTCTACTTAGTAAGCCTCTAATTTGATCGCCTTCTTCTTTTACTCTATCTAATATACCTTGTGGCACTACACCACTTTTAATTTTAGAAGGCTCGATACCTTGCTTCATGGTACCATTTTTAATATCTTCAAAAACTGTTCTAAACTCATTTACTTTTTCTTCAAATGCTTCTTTTCTATCTTCTTCATCGAACTCATCTAAATCATTACTGTCTTCAATATTATATTTAATATTAGCTTCTTCACCTATTGCCATAATAACATACATAACAGGCTCTGCTAATAATAATAAAACATCAGGATTAAATTTACCTTCTGTAAACTTAGCGTATAACATAACCATAGCAATGTCTGCAACTGCTGCACCTCTTGATAAAGCTGTAACAATTTCTTTCATTGCATCAGGCTGGAATATTAATCCAACCATATAATCCAAAGCATCTCTAGGATTAGAAAACTCAGGCGGTCTTTCCCATGGATAAGGTTGGTCAGGGCTGTTCATTAAACTTTGACCGGGAATTGGTGCACCTCTTGAAGATAAATCTACAATCTCGTTTAGTGCTTCTTGATCAAACTTAGCCTCTCCTCTTATCTTTGGTCCTCGATCCGGAGCAATTTCATCAATTGTATATCCAGCATCTAAACCGTCTAAGACTGCTTGAGCAGCTACGTCTCCAACACTTTCGGAAACGATAGGTCTAGGATTTCTTTTTGGTTGTGGCATTATGCTACTCCTATTGTCTCTTGACTAAATAAAGGCATGTTACCGCCTTCTGGTGTATTTGAAAAAGTAAAATATTTAGAAATGTCTGCATCTGCAATTCCTCTTTCAGCTGCATATATTCTTAGCGGATCAAAAGCTGTAGCACCTTCAGTTCTTAATCCAGCCATAGATCCCTCTAATTCAGGATCACCTGCTAACTGTTGCATAGCATATCCAGTAGCCACAGATGTTGCAACTCCTGTTCCTACAGTAGTTAAAAATGCTGCGGTTTTTGGATTTCTTGCTGCCCAACTTTGTGTTGCTTGTGCAGCTGCGTCTGACCCATAAACTGATGAAACAGTCTCACCAGCTGCAATCTGTGCCTCTGTTAGTGGTGCACCTAACGTACTAGGTAGGGTTATTCCTCCCACAGTTGTTCCAGTTGCTGCCGGTAATGTTGTTGGAATATTAAAACTTCCAGCAGCTGTTGTAAGTGTAGGACTAACAACCCCTGTTGAGGTTCCAATTGCAGTTCCTGATTGAAACGCTGCTTGACTAGCTTGAGCAAGTTGCTGACTTGATGCTGCTGTAGTACCTCCAGTTAATTGAGACAATTGAGCAGACAAAGCATCTGTTCCAGTAGCAATTTCAGCAGTAGCTCCTGCTGTGCCTAAACCACTAGAAAGACCTACAGTACCTGCATTACTAATAGCAGGAACTCCTAATGCTAATGCAGTACTACCAATAGCGGAACCAAGGGCAGTAAATGGAGCAGCTAAAGTAGCACCCAAAGTAGTTGAAGTAAGTGAAGCAGCAGTACCAGTCATCCACCCAGCAAATCCTGTACCACCGGCAGCAGCAGCACTACCAAATAAACCTGCTCCTGTAGTTGCACCCATTACTCCAAGGGCAGCACCTCCCGTGACTACCACAGCAGCTGCAATTGCTAAAGCTTTAAGTATCTTACTGCTTCCTATTTTCTTGACAACTTTCTTAACGCCTTTAACAACTTTCTTGATGCCTTTCTTTATTCCTTTAGCAACTTTCTTTATAGCTTTTTTAATCTTTTTTAGAGGATTCCATCCCATTGTTGTTCTCCTAGGTACCTATTATATCTGTAGTAATTAAACCAATTAAATTTTGTAAATTTCCTAAACTTGTATTATACTTACTTGGGTCTGAAGCTAGTGCAGTGTTTACAAGTTGTGAAATTCTATTTCTTTCGTTTTCTGATTCTCTAAAATCATAATCGGCTTGGTCTCTTAACTCTTGCCATAAAAAGGATTGAGCTGTTTGAGACAATGCAAAAGCATTTTGAGCATTCTGCATATTTACTGCATTCTGTGCAGCAGTATTTGCTACGTTTGTTTGTCTTCTCCACTGAACGTTAGAAGCTTCGACAGCTGCTCTGTTTTGTGCATTCCACTGTTCTCGTGCAAAATCTTGATTAGCATTAAACTGTTCTACTTGAGTTGTCAGTTGAGAATTAAACTTGTTCAAGTCTGCTGTTCTTTGTGCATCTCTTGCAGCAGCAGCATTAGCTTGTGTAGCATTGAATTGTTTTGTAGCATTTAATTGTTGTGAATTAAATTGATCAACTTGTGCCTTTAAACTTGCCATAAACTGTTGAGTCTGTTGTTCATTAGCAGCATTGAACTGTCTTGCAGCATTTTCAGCAGCTTGGTTAGATAACAATCTTTGTTGTTCTTGTTGTGCACGTATCATATATGATTGTTGCTCATTGCTTAAATTTTGCATATCCATTGCAAGGAATGCTTGAGCATTTTGTATCTGAGCTTTCTGATAAAAATCAGCTTCAGCTAAATTCATCTGTGCCATTATCGTAGCATTTTGAATGGTAGCTTGTTGTCTGTTACTTGCTTCTGTTAAACTAACAGTCTGTAAAAACTTACTATTAGATAAAGCTATCTGTTGATCAGAACTAAACTGAGCCATATCCATTTGGAAAACGTTTTGAGCATTTGTCAAAGCTGTCTGCTGTCTTCGAGCTGCATTAGCTTCTGCTTCTTGAGCTTCAATAGTTCTTTGCTGTGCAACACTTTGTTGAATAGCTTGTGCATTTGATTGAGCCAAAGGAATAGCAGATTGAATGATAGCATTGAATAAAGCATCTCTACCAACTGTAGAAGCACTTAATCCTCTCTGTGCTAACATCTGCTCTACTTGTGCTACCGCAGGTCTTGCCCATGTAGGTATCTCACCATTTTCAATACCGGATAATAGATTATCCATTTGATTAGATACTAAAGCTTCTTGTGGTAATCCTTCAATGATTCCTCTTTGTTCTTCACTAAAGTCAGCTAGTCTAGCTTCTAAAGCTTGTGGATCGTTACCAAGCTCTTGAATATCTGCTTCACTTAGTCCAGCGTTTGCAAGTTGTTTCTTAGCTCTTGTAATTCTTGCTAAAGAACTACCAGCATTAATAGCTGCCTGTGCTTTAGCTTCTTCACTAAGTACACCAACAACTCTATCTGTTAAAGCACCGGGAATTATTTCAACTTCAGCTCCCTCGATTGGTGCAACTCTTTCAACTTGTGCAGCTTTTGCAAGAGCTTCATCTTGAATCTTACCTCTAGCTACATCAACATCTACTTGTTGTTTAACTTTAGCAGCTTCCATTTGAGCAGCTGCAATTGGATCAACTTGTTTAGCTTGTGCAACATCTTGAACGGTTACAACTTTTTCAGGTGCAACACCTTGTGCAATACTAGCAGATACTGTAGTAGGTTCTGCCATAGTTGTAATCTGTTGTTGTATATCTTCTGAAACTTTTTCAGCTTTTGGAATAATAGCAGCTTCAGGAACCTCTCCTCTTGCAGCAGCTTCAGCACTTTGTCTTGCTAAGTCTGCTTTTCTTTCTTGCTCTACCTGTTCAGGACTTGGAGTCGGAGCTGGAGAAGGAGCAGGTGTTGTTCCGGTATCCTGTCTAAGAACCCATTGTCTTGTTTGTGGGTCAATAACAAATTGACCAGTTTGTAAAGCTTCAGCTTGGCTTCCATAACCGTACTGTGTCCACCAACCTTCTCTATCAGTTTCTAGGGTATCACGACCTGTAGTACCTATACCAGCTTGTGTAGCAGCTTCTTGTCCTCTTTCTTGTGCAGCTAATTGTATATCTTCTTGAGTTGGTAAATTTTGTAAACCTTGTAAATTTACTTGAGATTGTTGTGTAGGTATTTGTGCAGGTGGTAAATTAGTAGGCACAAACTGAGCTTCAGCTTTAGGAACGTTTTGTTGTTGAGCCAATTCTAACTCTGTAGGATTAGGAGTTGCTTTAGTTATACGTGGGTCCATAACTCTATCACCTACAGCATAACCAACACGACCACCGGTACGGTAATCTTGTCTTTCAGCAGCTACTCTAGCTCTGCTACCAGCATACTTCTTAGTTCTTTTTTT